GGGAGGTGCGACATGGGGGATTATTGGAGGGCTTACAGGCCCAGTTTTAGCTAAAGGTTTAGAATTAGCTCCACAGGTAGCCCAATTTTTTAGTAATTTAAAAAATAAATTATCAAATGTAAGAATTGATCCGAATGCACTTGGATCTAATTTAGGTAATTTAAGATTTGATAATAATTTAAAAAAAGCTGAAAAAAATAAAGCATTAAGAGAAGAAGCTAATAAATTAAGGTTTGGGGAAGATTTTAATAATGATGGGTGGGCAGAATATTTAGAAAAAATAAACCAAAATCAATCACCTATTGAATCTAGACCTAATTTTATGATGGGTGATTTTTATGGAATGTTGCCAAAAAATGCTACTAAAATTAAAACACTTGATGGCGTAACTTATTATAAAAGCAAAGAAGGAGATTATTATGCTACTGCAAACAATCCTGACCTAAATGAAGAAGATGTTATAGGTTATATTATTGGTGGAGAAAAGCATACAGATTTGCATGTTGTTTCAGAAATGCAAAATAAAGGAATAGGGGGAGAATTACAGTATTTATTTAGAAAAGATAATCCCAATGCCCCTGCTGGTGGTCTTACATTAGAAGGAGAAAAATTATTAAGACAAACCTATGAAAGATTAAAAAAGGAAGGAGTCTTAGATACAAAACCAGAGCTTGAACCAGTAGAAGAATATTTATATAGAAAATCAACATTACCTGAAGCTAAACAAAGAGCAGAAGAAGTAAACAGAATAGTTAATGAAGCTCGATTTGAAGGAAGAGAACTTAAACCTGCCGAAATAGATCATATTCGGACTATTGAAAACCATCTTGACATAGATTATTTAAGAAAAATTATTAATAGACCTATGGATAAAGAATCAAGAAGAAAAAGGGCAGTGGAATTAGGGTATGATTTAGATGATTTGTGGTATCGGGGAAGAAAAAATAGAGCGATTCAAATCGAATCTAGTGGTAGACCTTTTATGTCTGAGGAACCAATTTTAGCATCGACATATGTTCCTTCTTATGGTGGTGGAAGACATCAGGGGGAAATTGCTGAGTTAGTTGTCTCTGATCGATTAAACCCCACAAGAATTACTGTTAATCCTGGTGTTCCAGAAGCAAATTGGTCAGCCATACCTATGGCGAAAGCCAAAATGAAAATAGATGATGGTGATTGGCATTTGGTAAAAGATAATCCAGATTTTAGTCATATAACCAAAAGAGGAAGTTTTACAACTGATGATGTTACGAAAGCTGCTAATGAAAAAATGCCTATGCTAAAAGATGATTACGCAGTGCCTAAACCTATAATTGTTGATTTTGAAAATATTGTTGATCGTGGCCCTCACGAGTTTCACAATTATGGGCGAATGATGAAAGGTGCTCCCTCTCCAAATGCTCCTATTAGAAATCAATCTGTAATTGGGGGTGGAAGTTCTATTAGAAAGACAAGTGCTATTTTTGAGCCATTACTAAGAAACATGAAGAACTTAAATTTTGTTGTTCCGATTGCAGGAGCATTACCTTTAATTACTCCAGAAGGTGAAAGGTAGCCTAAGCTACCTTCTCCCAGTACCCATAGACGCAACGTGTGCCTTCACGACTGCAATCATAAGTGTCATTAATGACCCCATCGATTACTGCCACATAATGTTTAGACAATTGGCAAATGATATTACCAGAAGGTAATTCATCTGCTCTAAGATGCGTAGTGCATCCAGAACCGATTTGCATGGTTGGAGTCCATGTAAAACCCAAGCTAATCATGTAGTCTTTAAACCACTTACGTCTAACTAAGATGCCCTGTCTTGCAGTTCTTTTACCACAAGCATTACGCTTATGCTTACTAACTCGTTGAGTGAAGTTACCTTCAGCAAGAAAGTCATAGACTTCTTTGTAAGGCTTGCCAGAAGCGATTGCAATCGCTCTAGCAACACAGTCTCCTGTGTGACCTTTAAAACCTGAAGTGGATCTACCACCATCGTTGTAAGTAAAATTTGTCATTATGACACCTCCCTTTCTAATATTGACTTAAATTCTTTTTCATATGAATAAGGCACGTTAAGTGCAAAACAAGCATAGCTATAATCTCTAGGATCAAGTTTATCAGATTGAAAGATCCAACGAAGTGCTGTTTTTCGATCTCCTGCACCAATACTAATGACATCTTGCACACGATCTTCAAAAGCTTTCGCCTTTCGAACTTGATCAGCTTTTTCTTCAGCCATTGTAGCTTCATGCTCATCACAAAGATCATCCCAGATCTTCTGCTTGTTCTCAGGCGTTTCATCCCAATAATGAGAAAGATGCCCAGTTCTTCCGACACTGCGTGTGCCGTAAACTTCTTTCACAAGATCTGAAAAAATATTATCGCTATATGTGTACATGGTCTTCCTTTCTAAGTGATTCGCTATTCTATATACAATAATCTAAAGCAATATAAATGTCAACCCTAAAAATAAACTATTAATTTTATTCAATAAAAACAATAAGTAAGGGGAAGTTCCCCTTTACTTAAAAACCATGCATGTCGCAATAAGCATCCGAACCATAAGAAGGATCTGTAGTAGTCCAATGATCTGCATTAAGTTTACCACCATTTCGCAAATGTAATTTTATTTTGGTGATTAACTTATTAACTTTGTGTTCAAGTTCCTCTCTTGCTTTAGTAGGATCACCTTCAGCTTTTCTAATAAAATTTGAAAATTTAAATGTATAATCGTGAACCCACCGATAACCTTTTTCATCTTCTGCTGAAACGCAATAAGCCTCGTGATGTATTTCTGAACCACATTCATCAGTACCTGCAAGATACAACCAAGTATCAGGACCAAACTGTAATTTATTTGCTTTTGTAATATCCATTTTAATTTCCTTTCTAAAGGTGGTTGGGGGATTTCTCCCCCACTTGTTATTACCACTTATGTTGCAAAAGAACTTCATCTATCACATTATCCATTGCAAGATTAAAAAGACCATCTATTGTATCTTCAGATACTTTGCGATCTGTTCCTTTTATGCCAGATAATATAGCTTCTCTAAAAGCAGTTGCTGTTTTGTCTGATACTTCTGCCTTTATTTCTTCTACTTTAGCTTCTGTTAATTCCATTTTTATTTCCTTTCTTTCTTGCTTTCGCAGACCTTTCGGTTTCGGGTGGGGAGCAACCCCACCACTCATCAGTGCGAATTAAACTCTAGTACAAACTGCACAACGCTGATTAATAAATAACCTTAAAACTTTTGCTGCTTCAACAGCCTCAGAAGAAACTTTTCGACCATCATCTATAGCCTTTTCAACTTTATAAACTATCGTTTCGATATGACCTTTAACTTCACCTATGTCGTAATCTTCATCACTAAGAACTTCATCACCAAACCAACTTGTTGCCATTTTATATTTCCTTTCTCAAAAATGATTTACCTTGTGATCTAACTTTTTTATTACCTTTTCTTTTAAGTGCCTTCTCCCAAGATCTAGAAGGGCTATGAGTTTTTCCTCGACCTTTTATTCCTTTTGCCACTTTCTTTCCTTTCTTATCGCCTTATACATATTAATATAACAGGTTTCTCAAAGATGTCAACCCTAAAAATAAACTTTTTTTATTTCTTTTTAAAAACAATAAGATAAACAAATTTAGTTGGATGCTTGCTTTTCAGAAATAAAGTGTTATCTTTTTATTATTGCAAATAACAGGAGTTTGTTATGAACAGAACGCAATTTAGTAAGTTGCTTGTAGGCAACAAAAAGAAGAAAAAGAAAAAAGGTAAGAAAAAGAAAGGATATTGATGTCAGACAATAAAAAAGATGCCGTTGTTCATGTAACTGGCGTATCCATGTCAGGAGGTGTGAGAAATGACAATATCAGATCTTCTTCAGAAGATAAAAAAGAATCTGGAGGAGAAAAGGCTAGAGATAGCTGAAGCAATGATTGAAGGTCGGCTATCCGATTTTGAATCATACCAAAAGCACGTTGGTATTGCAGAGGGATTAATACAAGCCTCTGAAATTATCAATGAAACAATGAAAAAATTAGATAAAGAGGATGAATGAACCATGTCTCATCAACATGAATACAAAGACGAATCAACAGATTCCACTATAACGACTAAAGAACTCCCAACTCCACTAAACTGGAAAGTTCTAGTTCAACCCCATCAAGCACAAATGAAAACAAAAGGTGGATTGCATTTACCTTCTGTGTCTAAGGATAATGAGGAGTATTTAACTGCTCATGGTCGTGTAGCAAAAATGGGAGAGCTTGCTTTTCGGGATCGGGATACTGGAGATAAGTGGAAAATGGAACAAACCCCAAAAATCGGGGATAGAGTTACTTATGGCAAATATGCAGGTCAGAAGGTGACAGTTAATGGGGTACGGCTACTCTTGCTGAATGACGATGAGTTAACGTCTATTTTGCCAGATGAAGTCGATGTTACCTCTTACATAGCGACATAACTTGGAGAACGCTACCATGCAGAAACAAGAAGAAGTAATTAATGAAATTGAAGAAGAAATTAAAAAATCCAAAGCAGATCCTGAAGATTTTCAAATTGAAATAACTGACGATCCGAAGGAAGAAGCCCAAGACGTTGCTGAGGAAAACAAAGAAGCTGAAGAGCAGAAAGCAAAAGAAGATGAAGATCCTAATTATGGAGAGAAGGTCCAGAAAAGGATTAAAAAACTTGTCGATCAGCGTAGAGAAGCTGAATTACAGGCAAAACAAATGCAAGAACAGAATGCCCAGTTAAATGCAAGGCTTTCTCGTTTGGAGCAAGGTGCGAATAAAAGCACTGAACAGGCGTTTAATCAGAGGTATGCCCAGACAAAGGCAGCCTTGGAAAAGGCCGTTGAGGAAGGTGATACGAAAGCTCAAGTTAATTTTTCTGAGCAATTGGCTGACATGCGTGCAGCTATTAGAGTTGCACAATTGCAACGTCAACAGCAAGCACAACAATCAGCATCACCAACAGTAGGCAGAGCACAACAGACAGCACAAAACCCTGCTCCACCAAGAGCTATGGACTGGTGGCAGAAAAATAGATGGTTTAATTCGTCTGGTTTTGAAAGAGAAACGGCTGCAGCTAGGTCAATAGATGTACAATTAGATTTAGAGGGTTATGATAAAAATTCGGGAGAATATTACGAAGTTTTAAATAATCGTTTACACCAGATGTTTCCTGAGTTAGTATCAGGCACAAGTCCGACTAAGACTAAGGCAAAAAGTAGACAACCAGTTGCACCAACTACAGGTGGCTCGTCTTATAAGGGCAGTAACAGAGTACGCATGTCTCAAGAACAACTTAAAATGGCTAGGGAACTTGGTATAACAGATGAAGCAGGACTTAAACGATACGAGTCTGAAATCAAGAAACAGCAAAGGAACTAGTTATGGTTGAGAAAAGAAATGTGCGTGCGAATGAAACTAGAAACTCCATGCGTGATGAGCAAGCACGCCCAGATACTGCATGGAAACCACCATCATTGTTGGATGCTCCAGAACCTCGCCCTGGATATACCCAACGATGGATAGCTACCTCGATTCAGGGTAAAGAAACTCCAGACAATGTATACAAACGTATGCGTGAAGGATGGAGTCCACGCTCTGCCGACAGTGTGAAGGATCAGTTGTTTCCAACTATCAATCATGGACAGTGGGCAGGATCGATTGGAATTGAAGGCATGTTGCTTTGTGAAATGCCTATTGAAAAACACAAAGCAATGAAGGCTTACTACAATAATAGGAGTGTAGAAGCGAACGAATCAATTGCAGGAGATCTTGATGCGTTAGGGCGAACAACTGGACAACCTATCTTTCAAGATAGGAAGTCTTCAAACAGTCGTGGTAGGGATCTCTCTGCTATGGATGATTAACTTTACGCTGAAAGGAGCGAAAAATGGCTAATGTAGATGCAGCCTTTGGGTTTGTCCCAGTTCGCCATATGAGTGGTAATGTACCAAGAGCTAATAAGTACACGCTTGCTAGTGGGCTTGCAGAGAATATCTTTACAGGTGATCTTTGTATTCTCATTAACACTGGGCTTTTAACTCCACATACTGCAACAGAAACCAATAATATCGGTGTCTTTGCAGGATGTTCATATACTGCCTCAGATGGTTCATATGTTTATAGTCAGTACTGGCCGACAGGTACTACTGCTACAAATATTATCGCATACATATATGACGATCCATATATTGTATATAAAATACAGTCAGCAGGAACAACTGCTCAGACGAACATTGGTAATTGTGCTGATGTTGTGGCTGGTGCAGGTTCAACAACGACTGGTCAATCAGGTTTTGAAATTTCAGGTACTATGGCAGCAGGTACTGCCACCTGTAAAATCATTGGACTTTGGGAATCACCAGACAATGCTTTCGGAGCCAACGCTATCATGGAAGTGCTAATTAATGAGCACATCCTAAAAGATGGCGCAGGTATATAGGAGGGTATGAAAAATGGCGATGAATAGAGCACAATTTGCTAAAACCTTAGAGCCAGGACTAAATACTCTTTTTGGTCTTGAATACGACACTTATCCTGCTGAATGGCAAGCAGTATTTTCTTCAAACACTTCTAATAAAGCTTTTGAAGAGGATGTATTGCTACAAGGATTTGGGTCAGCTCCAACTAAAGATGAAGGTGCTTCAATTAGTTATGATACAGGTAGCCAACAATGGACTGCTAGATATCAGCATGAAACAATTGCTTTGGCATTCTCAATTACTGAGGAAGCTGAAGAAGATGGTCAGTATGGCTCAATTGCTTCACGTTATACTAAGGCACTTGCACGCTCAATGTCTTCTACTAAGGAGATTAAAGCTGCAAACATCTTAAACAACTCTCAGACTGCTGGTTACACTGGTGGAGATGGTGTTGTACTTCTAAGTGCATCTCACCCAACCACTAATGGCAATCAGTCTAATGTCTTGGCAACTGCTGCAGACTTGTCTGAAACTTCA